GCACCCAATTAATTTTGGGGAGGCCTACTACCCTACTTTTGTGCGGATTAAGCTGTGGGCACTTAAAAGTATAGGCTGGTCGGGAAAACTAATCGCACGAGTGGATTTCCACTAGTATGGGCGGTTTCGGTAAAGCCACTGACGAAACAGGAGCGCGAGAACAAATAGGGCGATTGCCCCAACAATTTTACCAATAATAATGAGCACAGAGATTACGGCTTCCACGGGTGAAGAGGTCTTTAGGGACGGAGCCTATTGGCTGGCCTCGAATGGCAAGGTTTATCGCGAGGAGGAGCACGTCGCGACACTGAACCATGAGACCCACGAGGTGCGCTACGAGGAAGGCATGGTGCGGTATAAGAACCGCGTGGGGCGGCTTTTGCGGAGCTATTACGATTCACCGCAAGAAAAGTTGGAGGTTCCGGCGATTGATTCGCCAGAGGCGTTTGGGCGGGCGTTTGAGGTAATCAAGCACAAGCTCGAGCCGGAGCCCGAAGGGCCCGTGGCAACTGAGCCGGAGCTTACCATTGCGCAAATCATGGGCGATTATCCTGATGGGGCACCGGCGACCGACTGGCGCGGGGATTTAACCCCCGCATTTCTGGCGTGGTATTTCGAGCACTACCCCGAGCGGGCCAAGCTGCGCTACGAGGCGCGGGGCTTACTACCGGTGGTGCACGAGGCTTTGAGCAAACTTTCAACTCACTGATTTTATGGAAACCAATACTTCTATTCCTGCCGATACGACTGCGGACGTCTCGCCCGCTGCGATTGATAATGCGCCCGCAAGTCCTAGCATTGACTACTCGAAGTTTATCGACGCACAGGGTAACTTCGCTGCGCCTGTAGCGGGTAAATTCAAGAACTTCGAGGGGTTAGTTAAGGGTTACGAGAGTGCCCAGAAGCTCTTGGGTGCACAGGGCGACAAGGTGCCAGTGCCCAATGAAAACTCCTCTGAGGAGGAGTGGGCGCATTTCTGGGAAAAGGTGGGCCGTCCGGCAGATCCGAGCGGTTACACCTTCGAGGTCGATGAGGCGGTAAGGAAGCTGGAAGGCGTCTACGACGAGGAGGGCTTAGCTGCGTTCGGGCAGCTTGCCCACCAAGTGGGGCTTACTCCGAAACAGGCGCAGACGATTGCGCAGACGTATTTTAAGGGGATGGCCTTGCAGCATCAGCAGTTCGAGGAGCAGCAGAATGCTACGATGGAAGCCTATACGCAAGAGCTTGCAAAGGACTGGGGGCCGAAGGACTCACCGCGCTGGAAGAAGAACGAGGGGTTGGCCGATGCGGGCATGGATGCGCTTGGGATTACCGCCGAGGATGTGGCCGCCATGCCGGAGGCACGTAGCCCTGCTTTCCTTAAGGCAATGGTGAAGGTCGCGGGGATGATTAAGGAGCGACCGGCTGCGGGAATCGGCGGGGAGAACGGTGCAGCGGGGGCCTTCGGCAACGATATTGAGGCGCAGATTAAGGCGATTATCTATGACCCGAGCGGGGCCTATCGTAATCGTGAACATCCGGGCCATGACGATGCGGTTAAACGAGTCAGGCAACTGACGCAGCTTAAAACCAACGAAAGCCTAGCCGCATAAGACTTTGGCGGTGTGGTTTTTTAGCTTCCCACGCCGCCTTTCATGGGAACACATAATAGTCCAAGGGGGCTCTCCGAAAGGGGAGCCCTCTTTTCTTTGGTGGTCAGTGACCACGGCCATTCAGGATGTGCAGGCAACAGGTTCCCCCTGCTAGCGCAGGGGCCGACTGGGGTTATTCTTAATAATACATCTTGACATCATGATTTATTGATGCGTTGTTAGTAGCGCACAGAGCAGAGGACACCTTAGCGGGAGCTAAGCCCAAAGCGCGGTGCCGTAAGCCGAGTCGGGCCCTTAATGCGAAGGTGACACCCTCCTATCGGAGGCCGCGAGTAGTAAGCAGGATACCCCGAAAGATGCCGGTTTGCGGAACTATCAAAACCGAACCCTTAAAAAAGAAAGGGCTCTGTTTCTGTGCGTATAGGCTCGGGGCTCGCGGAGAGGAATTAGCGAAGCGGTGCAGGGGTGTGTTCGTGCGGAGGCGGGGCATGAACCGATGGAGACAATTACTCAGTGGCAAAAAGACTTATTTCATACTAATGTGCATCTGACTCTCTCGCAGCGCGAGAGTGTCCTAGAGAATACCGTGCGGCGCGAGGTGCAGCATGCGCGTATCGGCTACTACGATATCTTAGACCCGACTAAGATTATGGAGTTGACGGTGCGGCACGCGAATACGCCGCGAGTGGATATGGTGCACCGGCGTCGGTCGATGACGCTTAGGAACTTCATTCACGCAACCTCGACTGCGGATGAGGATAAGATTAAGCTTTCGATTGAAGACCCGACTTCGACCTACCATGAGGCGGTTAAGCGGCAATTCAATGTCCAGAAGGACTTGCTTATTTCCGATGCGTTTTTCGGTGATGCGACCGAAGAGGTGGACTTCCACACGGGGGTTACTGCACAGGTGCCTTTGCCTGCTTCGCAGATTATTCCGGTTAACTACGTAAAGAGCGGGCCGCCTGTTAATAGCGGGCTTACGCTCGATAAGCTGCGGCAAGCCAAGTATCTATTGCGCAAGGGCCAGCAAAACCCTGGGGCCAAGCTGTATCTGGCAATGACCAACGACCAGTTGGACGATTTGCTGGGGCTTATCGAGGTTACTAGTGGAGACTTTAATGCGATTAAGCCTTTGGTTAACGGAGACGTGGGCCACTACATGGGCTTTGAGATTAAGGTCTTCGATGGGTTGCCGGTAGACCCTGCAACGGGGATTGGGCAGATTGCGGCCTATGCGAATGATGCGGTTATCTTCGGCGTAGGGCGCGACTTCGAGGCAAAGGCAGACCAACTGCCTGAGCGCAACTATGAGACCCAACTTTATACGCGGGCAACTTATGGGGCACTGCGTCTTGAGGACAAGGGCGTGGTCTCGATTAACTGCCAAGTCTAAGGAGCAACTGAACAACAAGGGGGGCTGGGGCGCAGTGCCTCGGCTCCCGCAAACAATTAAGAAAGGACAAAATCATGGCTACTTTTAATACAGAAGTGTATAACAACCAAACCAACAGCGGTAGGGGGATTCGTGCGGCACAGGCGCGGTATGCGAATGCGAAGGTTCGCTACGCGATTTGTGAATATAAGACTACGGGCACAGAGGCTGCGGGCGACACGGTGAACTTGGTGAAGTTACCGGCTGGGGTGCTACCGGTGCCTGTGCTCTCGCACATCATGCATAGGCATGGGACAGAGGTTAAGGTCTCTATCGGTGTGGCGAGTGACCCGCTCCTCTATGGAGAGCAAATCCGGCTGCATGGCTCCAATACGAATGTTTCGATTGGGGCGGGTTCACCTCCGGCCTATACTAGCCTTGGGAACCAGTTCACTAATCCGAAGGTCTTGGGTGAGGGCGACGAGGTCGTATCGTTGAGGTTCGACACTGCAGTAACGGCCGCGCGAGACATTACGGTTTATCTTGCCTATATCGCCGAATAACCTATGCCTTTGGGCGTTTGTTATCGTATTCATAGTAGTCCCCTGTGCGTAGTCATGTTCGCACAGGGGGTTAGTTACGGGTCGGGGGTATGGGGGTTGTGCCCCATGCCCCCTTTGCGGTCAGTGACCGCTTCCAATTCTTGCGAGCCGCCGTTGCCGGCTCGTCCTTACGGGTGGGGAGAACTTAAACCTTTAAATGCCGGTGGTTGACGAAGCGGCAACGACGCTTCGCCAATAAGACCGGTCGAATGACCGTGACGAGGTTGGACATTTGTAATATGGCGTTGGGCGAGGTGGGGCATACCAGTAGCGGGCTTACGAGCCTTGGCGAGGACTCGACTACAGGGGAGCTTTGTAGGCAGTTTATTGGGCCTGCGGTGCGCGAGGTGTTGAACATGGGCAAGTGGAAGTGTGCACGGGCGGGCGGGCAGTTGGCGAAGCTCTCCCTTACCGATGATGAGAAGCGGGGCATGGGTTGGGCGGAGGCGTATCAGTTGCCCGAGGACTACATTCGCATCGTATCGTTTAACGAGGAGGAGGCAGAGGAGCAGTGGCAGGAGCTGTTTGAGGTGCGGGCCGATAGGCTCTTAACGCAGCTTCCACGGGCGCATATCGTGTATGTGAGGGATCTCTCGGCGAAGGGTGAGGACGTGCATTTAATGCCTCCGCTTTTGGCGCGGGCGGTCGTGTGTAACTTGGCGGCCAAGCTGGCGTTTCCGCTGCAACAATCGACGAGCTTTAAGCAGGGGATGGAGCAGGCGTGCGAGTTTGCCATGAGGCGGGCCAAGGCGAGCGGAGCACTGGAGGAGTTTAAGCCTAGGCTTAATCCGTTTGCGGGGAGTCGCTGGCTAGCTGCGCGGGGCATGTGAGGCATGCTGCCTCTGCCACTATGGCGGGTTGCCAACGAGCAACCCGTCGCCGAAGGGCTACGGTCACGCCTGACCATTTTGCTGACGCCAGCAAAAAGCCCACCGTTTCGGGTGGGCTTCAGGCTGCCTATTCGGCAGGGTACAATAGAATAATTTACATTTCTGAGCTGCCTATTCGGCAGGGGATAATATAGAAGAATTCACTTTTCTGAGCTGCCTATTCGGCAGAAAAACCAGAAATTTTCTATTTCAAAATTTCTGAGCTACTTGTTCAGCAGCAAAGATGCATCAGCCGGTTCTTTCAGTTGCAGGTTTTTAGTTGGCACTAAAATCATCAAAATTTTCTAAGCTGCTTGTTCAGCAGAACAATAGAACATTTTAAAGTAGTAATTTCTAAGCTGCCTATTCGGCAGAGAAATTCTGAAAGAACCGGCTGACGTGAGGGAGAGGTAAGGAAGCTTGGCGGGCCGTCAAGGGGTTTTTTAAAAAAAATGCTAGCTAGCCTCTTAAGTCGCATTCATCCTTTTAATTGTTAAGGACTTAAGCTTCTCGTTTGAAATAGGACATCCCCGCTTGTGCGGGGAAC